TGATGCAAATTCTGATTTAGTATGTCTAGGAGGCATATTAATTATGAGCCTCCCTTTTCGTTCTTTAGAAATTTTTGTAAACTCGGCAGCTATTATCTGATGGTGCCCCCATTTCTTTGGGTCCTTATCCAACCTACATACGAAGTCAGGCCAAACATTTTTTACAAAATATATAAAATTATCCTGACAAAGTTTAATATGTTCTATAAATTTTTTCTCGACAACGCTTCTTAACTGGTCGTCTGTCAAAAGTTCTTTATTCATTGGTCCCCTTTTGTACCATAATAAAATAAACTCGACTACATGTATAGATCTTATTCTCAAGGCGATCTCTGTGTTCCATTCAAAGTTGTATAACGTCACAATATGTTGTGGTAAGTCGTTGTATGTCGTACTAGATATTGAGCCTTCTAGCACGTCACCTTCAGGTTACAGGTGAACGCCAGTTGCTGCCAGGCAGCAGCTTCCTGCTGCCTGAAATTTTTAGATGTAAGGATTGTGTAAAGAGTTAGTTTTCTTTGGTGGTATTAATTTATTCCACGTTGGTTTGTACTTTTGTATCCAACGTCTTTCATACCATCTGATTTTATCGGGGTCTTTTACTCGCAGTATTTTAACAACGCAGTTCATTCTATCTAAATCATAAGAACGCAATCGTTGATGAATATCAAAACGCGACATTCCAATATAACGAATAATTTTACTTTCTTTACCAATGATAAAGTAAATGCCCCCGAAAGCTTCGGGGACATAACTAGGTTTAAGGTTGAATATTCTTTTAACCATTATTCAACTGTTCAAGTATCGGTCTTAAATTTCTAATAAGATTTTGTTTTAATTCTTTTACAATATCATCATTAGGATACTTAACTAAAATTTCCTCAACAGCACTTTCTAATTGTTTATACATAAACTGATAGTTCAATGCAGTTGTAGGATTGTCAGTTGGTTGATCTACTTGTTGAGCAGATTGCTCAACAAGTGTTGTATTAAGTATATTAATTAAATCGTTATTAGGCATTAACACCCCCGATCTTTTCATACTTAACTTTGATTTCAGTAGTTTCTAAATCAACTAAAAATTCCTCATACAATTTTGGAAATTTCTCTTTGAATTTAGTCGTATCAAATCTTTTCATCTTTCTTTGAATAAGTTGAGCAAAACCCTCAAACCCATTCCCCATATCATTTAAGATAATAAGATTTGTTTTTAAGTCTTTGAAAGTTTCCACATATTCGGGTTTCATAAGACTTGTTTGTTTAGTGTATTCTGAAATTGTACTTTTCAAAATACCATAGTTTAACAATGCAAGTTTTTGTTTTTGACTTGCTTTTTTAACTCTTGTTTTTTTAAGAGTGTTTTTTTGCTTTGTCATAACTTTTACTCCTTTGTTTATGTTAAGTTATAACTAATCTTATATAGATAAGATTTTTAAAAACAACTCTTTTTTTCACTATTTCAAAAAAAAATTTCTTCCATAGAGCCACGCACATTAAGATTTCGACCTCAATGCGACCTATACCTCATAGCTTTTTTTTATCTAAAAAGATTTTAAATTTTCCAGCAGAGTTCCGTGCTGGGACTTTAATCTTTCTTCTTAAAATAACTAGAGAACGCAGAAACGAGAAACGAGACGGCACGGGTGGTAGCCCGTGCCGATTGTATAAATAACAAGCACAACATAAGTAAATTGCTATTTCAACAAATTCTAAATCCATTACTCTCTTCGCAGAACTCAATAAACTCTTTTACATTCTCTAAAGTAAAGGGATAAGATGAACCATAATCGTACTTCGCCTGTATCCAACTCCATGTGTCATGGTCGTCCTTTGGATAGTCAGCAGGTGCGAGATTGACCTTACCTGTTTCAGCTTCAACTTTCTTGCGTAGCATGGAATGAAGTTTATCTACTTGGACGTTGTTCTCTTCGGCTTTCTTCATGTCCTCTTCACATTCTTTGATACCTTTCGCAACTGTGCCATTATCAATTAACGCTTTTAATTGATTTGCAATTTGCTTGGCTTGTTCTTCATTGACCTCATGCCCACCATTCGATTGCCATTCAGGTTTGTCCTTTTCTTCAATAACTCCTGTGTGTTCACATACAAATTGTGCGAGGCGTCTCCACCACCAAACATTGTTTCTAAAGTATTCGCCCTTTTCTGATTTGTGTTTGCCTAGACTGTATAAATCAAAGCCCATGATTTTCTCCTTTTGTTTATGTTTATCCCATGAATGTAAGACCTTATTTAATAAAGTCAAGTAAAAAATTTCCACGATCCACGAGAGCTTCTGGAAGAAAAACTGGGGGGCTGGCTCTGGGAGCTGGTCTTTACACTCTTGAGTGTCGCCCAACGAGGAACTACCAACGAGACCACGCCTCTTCCAGCAGAACCTGGTGCTGGCCAGGCCAGTTACCATACTGTCACCGCTGCTAGGACCGCGAACGCAATAAACGAGGGAGCGCGACATGCGATGGCTGCCGAAACGGCAGCCCATCCAAAGATCATGATCCCCACTAACATGTTACCTGCCCCATGTGATTCCCTCCACATCTGTCTTGAACTTCACGGGTTGACGCAACTGCAGCTTCGTTAGTATCTTAGGTACGTTGTCTAACAAACCTTCACCTTTGAGTCTGCTGCCCTTGGTGATTCTCACCCACATCTTCTCGGCATGACCACGGTGCTTGAACCATACGTACACGTAGTCCTGCATCGAAGGCCTCCTTTCCAGTGCCTTTATCTTGAAGTATGTTTCTTTGCCGTGGTGAGGGCACGAGAAGACAACATTGCCTTCTTCCATCTGTTTGGCTTCTTCTGAGTCTAGTGGATCTCTCCAAATAAATTTATCTTTGGTCATAGTATTACCCCCACGAGCTTCAGGATAACAATGATGCTAACGCAAAAGGTTAGCTCTACTAGTATACTTTTAGACATTTCTTTCTCCTATGTTATGTGTCCCATGTATATAAGACTTCTATCTCCTGCTGTCAAGAACTTTTTTCCAGAACTTTTCCCACAGGAGTCCTGAAGCTCTGGTGCTGGGCTCAGCGTCCTATCCTCTTGGTCAGCGAATGGCGATGAACGAGGACGAGGAAACGAGGACTGCGATACCATCACCTGCTTCCCAGATCCACGCCTGGCCAGCCAGTAACCTATCTACCTGAATGTTGTCAAGCGAGAGTTAGCCAACGAGAACGTAGCTTTTCGTACCACAGGAATCCTTCGCGCTGCCAGCTCCCAGATCCTGGGGCCAGAGTCTGATGGTCTTTAGTGGCGTCAAACGAGGAAACGAGCAACGAGGAACGAGGACTTCAGGAGGCTGCACCAGCCGTCTTCAGGAGAAGGTCCCAGATCCCCTGAGTTGTGGTATCCGAGGACGTGGCAACGAGGTCAACGCAACGAGAATCACGGTTCACGACCAGAATTTCCAAGGCTCTCTGCTTGAGGGGGGAGTTCAGAATATATACTTTACCACCTGCTCTCTGATATTTGATGTGCCAATTAATTTGCCACTTTGATAGGCCTCGATTCTTGAGGTCATTTGCTTTCAATTCAAGCCAAAATACCTTGTTGTTAAGTACACAATGAACATCGGGAATACCATTACTAGTATTGCTTTCTACCCTTGTAAAATGTGCGTTTTCTTTAATCTTCTTGATACGATTCCAGAGCTTTGTTTCACCAGTTTGTGACATAAATTAAACAAGTCAAGAATTACAAATGCAGCCGTAAAAATCACCAGTGCCATCGTTCATAACATGTGCATTTATAGGGGAATCTAAATACGTAGTAAGAGATAATCTTACGACATCACACAAGTCAAAACAATCAAGTTCAACATAAATTTTTAAATTTTGTAACATTTCTTTGGTAACTTCTACCAACGTATAAGCTCCATCATTAAAAATAATTAAATCCATTACAGCTTCACAATCTTTGTAATAACACTATTAGGAATTATTGTACTGCCCCCAATGGTTTCAATATGTCCTTCATCTCCTTCTTTACCATCCTTATAACCATAATCACAGAAAATTCTAGTAATACCTTTATCTCTACTAAATAACCAACCACGTGAAACCATACGTCCTAATCCTGATTTAGCCAATTGATCAAATGTTTGCCAGCCCGACTCACCAACGATATCAACCCAATGTACCTCAACAAAAGGATATCTATCGATTTTATCTTTTTCTATTTTTAGATTTGCTTCTATTCGTTTTACTTTTCGTTTGAACATTCACTACTCCCACTGATGTTGTTAATGTGCTATTGTGTACTTCATTAAAAACGCTTAACCATTGAGACCAACTATGTGTTTTCGCTAGTTGAATCTGGCGTGACGTCAATGATATTGGACGCTTCACCAATTTTTTCTTCAAGCTCATCTAACCTCTTTTCTAATTGTTCTCTGGATAATCCTTCTAAACCTAAATGTGTTACCTCTTTTCTGTCCACAAAGTAACCTGCCATTTTGCCTTTGGCAACTTCGGCATTTATAGCTGCAGTAAACTGTCCTTTGTTTTCTGCACCATCACGTAATCTGTCGTAAGTTTTATAAGATTTAAGTTTATCCTTTTCATAGATAGCTAGTTCTTGAGCCATTCTTTTTTCCAAATATCTACAAACATGTGGGTTGATATCAGGATTTGTTAATCTACTTGCTGTCTCAGTTGGGCCATATTTACTTTTGCTGGTGTAGCCAGCTTCTTTTGCAGCATCAACTTTTGAAATCTTGCCATAATTCTCAACGTAAATATCCACAAACCTTTTTTGTTTTGGCGTAAGGTCAATCATTGTTCTTAAAGATTTTGATTTTTGTGGCATGTCTGTATCCTATACCTCTTTCTTAGAAAAATAAATACAGGTCAATAAAATTCTATTTTTTTTCCATTAGGAAATGTATTTTTCCTAGATTTCTAGGAAAATTCCTAGTAATTTCCTAGTTTATTTTGTTCTAAAGTATTAATATTACTTACTTTTCCTAGTTTCCTAGAAAAAAGTGTTGAAATGAAAAAAAAAATAAAATTTTTTTTTCTAAGTAAAGGGTATAGGGAACTGGAACTAGGAAACTTAGAACCATTCTAAAGTACTTTTCTAGTTGATTTTTGAACGAATCACGTATATCTATATAGTTAGTTTTCATATTAGCTCTCTTAACATAACAGCGGAGGAAATCATGGATTGGATCCAGGGCGAAAGCCCTATCATCCTGGCCCGTGAGCCGTGATCCACTGATCCCGTTCAGTAGATAAATACTCTTGACAGTTTAATCTCACAGACTATATACACGTCCTGTATATATACACTCCAATGTTTATGTGGGCTGGGGAAGGGAGACTGGAACCAGCCTTAAACAATCACTGAAACTAGAATAGATGAAAACAAAGCTGTCGTTGCAGTAAACACAGCACTTCGTAAATGTTCTAAATGTTTACGATGGTATTTTTTAGACTCAGGTTCCTTACATTGACGGTACTTGTTATATTGAACATAATACTTTCTCCACGCTACTTGCTTCTCGGTAAATTTAATATCATTTCTTTTTATAGCTTGAATATATTTAGACTTTACATGCTCAGGTGAAAACCCTGCCCAATAACAAACTTTTTGAAAATCATCGCTATCATTAATAATCCAATTGTGAGCTTCTAGCTTATAAACAGAGCTCTTTCGATCATTTAAATTAGAGCATGTATCTTCTAAAGCATTACAAAGCACACCACGCCAAAGTTTCGCTTCTCCTGGTACTTCTTCACTAGTTAACATTGTTGCTGCAAAGCTAGTGCCCATAAGTTTTAACAAGGTAGGTGAGTAAGTCACGGTAATAAATTACTCCTGCAGGGTCGGTTCTACGTCTTTTAAAATGGTAATTGTAATCATCTTCTACATTTTCTATTAGTTTATGAATGTCCTGTCCAGACCATCCATCCATTTTAGGTATATCCAAAAACTCTTTGTATAAACTCATATCAATAGTATAAGAAGTTTTAGCCATTTTTGCCACCCCGTATGACTTTTAATTTAAATATCTTAGCCTTCTTGACAACTTTAGAAGCTCTAATATTTTTATATATTTCTT